ATTGTTTTTCCTGCCCGCTCGCTAATGCGACGGGCTGGAGAATCTATGAAGATGAAGCGGTCATAGAAGATGACTATGACCCATATGAACCACCCAGAATTTTAGCTAGACGTAAGCTCACTGAAGGACAAAGAAGATTTGTCACACGGTTCGACCGTGGGGAATTCCCTCAGCTCATACATTCATGTCTGCGAGGCCAAAATGAGTGACAGGCTACTTGCCGCGATATTTCGCGTCAATCGGTCTGCGAAGCGGTACCGTGACGCGGCTTCTAGCTGTTATTCGAAGCGTGCATACGGCCTGGCAACGCATAACAGACTCGAAAAGGAAGGTCTCTATGGTCTCAAAGATCGCGGGATCGTAGAAGCCTACCGCCGCGGTCTGTTACAAGCAGAAGGTTTCCATGGCACGCTGTGTATTTATCGCGGCAACGGATACTGCTTTCATTCTACGCTGCGTCCTGTAGGTGTTTCCCTACCGCGTATTCGAGAAGATGATGAACCGCTTTTCATTGAAGCCAAACCGCGCGGCAGCGGCGAGATGAAACTCAAAGACGCCGTCACCATCTTGCGAGAGCTGCCTGCCGATTTCACAGGCTTCGAGCGGCGGTCTTTCGAAAAACCAGTCTGTACATCCTGCGGTCGGGTAGGTCATCTCAGCTATGAGTGTGACGACCCGTGGGAAGAAGAAGATGAATTTATTGCATAGAAAGACGGAAGGCGGAACGTAATCTTTATCGCATTTAACAGGAGGTGAAACATGGAATCCACGCAGTCAACGATTGCAAGAGTGATTGTGCATCCAGTGGATGGTGTTCCCCTCACTGAATGCACGCCGCGCATCTTCGAAGGTCCCAGCGCGGTTTCAGACGCAAACCACTTTCTACGGACGATCAGTTTGCTATATGCACCTGAACGTGGCTACTGCAAAGTCATTGTAGTGACAATCCTGACGGATGGTAGGGCGTTTGAAATGCGGCATGAAGTTACCAGGTATTTCGACTCTACCGAGGATGGTGTCATAGAGCACATCATACGCACACTAAAATGGTTTCTGAACAACCCCACACTGTGGCGGTTGTTATTAAAGTCAGACGAAGAACTGTGTGAAAAAGAGAAAGCAGTACGGGAAAGCCTTCCGGTCTTTGAAATACTAAGAGCAGGTGAACAATGAAATACAAAGAAGAGTCTGCGAGGTGAAACATGAAAAGACTGAAAGACCTACTCGATCAGGATGCTTATCATCACTTATCCGATCAGTGTGACATTGCCGAGCTCGAAGCTTCGTGGAAGCTGGGCAATTACGGTACCCTGTATGACTACGAAACAGCGGAGCCAATCGGCCCAGCCACGAGGGAGCAAGCGCTCTGGTCGTATGCTGCCTGGCCGACAGGCACGATCGAAGTCGTAATAAGCGGTAAAAAGAGAACGGTTTATGTGGCGCATTAAGGAGGGTTAAATATGCAGCAACTGACGTGGGACGAACTGGATGAACTTCAAACCGCTGAGGAAGTCGCGGACCTGCTTTTAGCCAACGATTGGCACGGACTCCGTAATCACCGCGACGAGAATCCACTCGCGCGAGCGACTGGATGGAGAGTGTATTACGACGAAGCCGTGCTCATCGAAATTACCGATGAAGGGGACGAACTCGTTGTTGAAAGACACCCTCTGACCGAGGCGGAAAAGGCTTTCATCCGTCGGTTTAACGTTGGAGGGTTCGAAGACTTAGGCTAGGGCGGAGACGAAAAATTTCTAGTCGCACAGCCGTGTGAGTCTGAAAAGTATAAAGCAATGAAAAGAATACCGTGGAAAGTACTAGATAAATATAGAACAGCATACGAAATAGCTGCCTTGATGCGAACACACGGCATACGCGGTGTCCTATGCAGTGTCTTTATGTGTCCCTTGGCAAATGCGACTCAATATGCAGTCTATGAATACGGTGTTGCAGAAAAATTTGTTGGTGGCCGTCTTTTTAGTCATAAGCTTACCGAGGCTGAAAAAGATTTCTTCAAACGTTTTGATAACGGAGAATTTCCTGATCTTGTGTTTACAGCAGAAGAGCTAGACAAATACTATGAAGAACTACTATAGCGCAAACCCTGAGTGTTCGTGTTCATAAAAAGGGGGAACCATGAACCTACAAAAAGCACTTGATTTTTTGTTGTACACGGTACCATTTTCGCTTGCCCAGCAAGCGGTGATGGAAGGCACCGGTCTAGTAGGATTCCGCGAGATGTGCCTTGAGACTGGTGAGCCTGTTTTTGAACAGCTAGGCGAAGACGAGTGGCAAAAGCTGTTCGAAAGCGCGCTTCAAGAAGCAACGTATAGATTCATCTTTTACGCAGAGCAGCCCATAGAGCGCCTAGCCTTCGAGGGAAAGGACTACGCCTCGAGGCTACAAGCCGCGAAAAAATACGCCGCTTATCTGGCTGGGCTTTTGAAGAAGCCTATAGAGGTCTATGCCATCGAAGGCGGTCAACGCGGCAGGTGGGTTTACACTGCTGAGCCACCGGAGTAGCCCGTGGCTTGCGTCGGCTTTTTGCTAGCTTAACGGCTGAGTTCTTAAAGGAGAAAACCATGTCAAAAAAGAAGAAAGAAAGCCTCAAAGCGGTATTGAGTAAGAAAGCTTATGATAACCTTGCAGAGCTGGTTAACATCAAGCGGGTCGAGAAAGCTTGGCAGCTTGGCGACTACGGCAAGCTGTATGACGAAAACGGCGATCTTATCAGCTCAGCGACTAGGGAACAAGCCATTGCCTCGTATGAAGCTATCAACAACGGTTTCATCAGGGTTCGGTTACCGAACGGGCGGCAAGTAAAAGCCTTTGTCGCGCCCTGGTAATTGTGAGGCGCAAATGAGAAAAACTACATCAGAACAGCTCAAAAACAGAAACTACCTAGCCTTGGTCGGTGAAATCTTGGAAGCGAATGCCGATCCAGGCGACATGCTGTATCAAACCATAACCGGCAAGCATCTTGCCGCTCTGAAGTGGATGTATGAGCGTGTAAAGAAGGAGATCGAAAAATGACCGTGCCAGACTATTACTGGGTACACTGGATTGACAGAGATAAGCCACCTAAATTCATCCTTGACGCCATAAGTGGCTGGCCGGCTGAGGATGTAGTGGGATTGCTGCGGTTTATGGCGCATCATTGGTTCCCAGCGATATTCACATCTGAGCCTTTTCACGGCTTTTTTTGGTTTTCTGCGGCGGGCATGGCTGGGAACAAGGAGATGCTTGCCGCACTACTCAGCAATGAAAAAGTGCGTCAGGCACTAGAGGGTAAGTACATCACTGTGCCTGAACAAGGCTTATTCATGGTGGCTTTATCAGAGCTGGCTCTGTGGTACATAGACTATCTGATGAAACCACTTTTCTACGCAGCCCATACTACAAAACAAGAGGCCTTAGAACGGACCGGCATCAAGGAGAAACATCATGGCAAAGAAGATTAAGTATTACTGCGACGTCTGTGAACAAGAGTTCACTGAAACGAACGGCTGGTTCATAGTAAGCACTAGTGAACAACGTGTGGAGATAAGGCCGTTCTCTGAATCCTGCTACAACCGCCTTCTAAACAGCAGTGTAGATAGGTTTCTAGCATGCGGTGAATCTCATGCACTGGTTCCGGTGTCGCGCTGGCTTGCTACACACAAGCAAGCGATGAAAAAAAATGTTTTGACAATGACGCCAGGCATGATAAAAACAACCCGTCATAAATCAGGGTGAGGAAATGAAAAAGCTAAAGGAAACACGAAAGAAACTAGGGCTGACGCAGGATGATATAGCGAAACTCCTAGGAGTTTCGCAGGCATACATAAGCCGTATAGAGAGTGGGCAACGACAACCTTCTGCGGCCTTGCAGAAGCTTATAACCTTCCTGCCTGAGCTGATCAATGAGTCCAGAAAAAAAATGGGTAAATCCCGACGTGTTGCGCTGGGCGCGTGAACGGCTGAAGCTGACGCCGCGTCAAGTAGCAGAGGAGTCTAGCAGGCTGGCTGAGCAATATTACGAGCCTATTTCAGAGCAAGACCTAGCCGCATGGGAGAACGGTGAAGCTGAGCCGGAGCTGGCACACCTGGAAACTCTGTCACAAATCTATGTTTGTCCGGTAGGTTGGTTTTTCCTGGACACGCTACCGACAGAGAAGCTTCCGCTTAGTTTTCACGGGTTGGCGAAGCCGCGAGAAGAGCTCGGGTCGCTATCACGGCGTGCCATCCACCTTTTTGTGGAGCTAGCAGAATGGATGGTCAAAGCAAAACGTGAAACGGGGTACCCCTCGGTTATAAAGATCAGCCCAGCAGAAGTCACACCTTGTATAACCTATGCTGAACGTATCGCTACAGAGTTTAAGCTACGCTTGAGATATACTGCTGAACAACGTCAGAGGCTGGCTGGCAAACCACGAGAGACGTATCATTGGTGGAGAAGTGCTATCGAATCACAGGGCGTGTTCTGTATAGAGCTGAGTCTAGAGAAAGAAATCCGTGGCGCGGCACTCTGGATGGAAAGCTTCCCCTTCATACTAGTCAACAAGGAAATGGATAGTGAAGCATGCCGCGTCGTTACACTACTCCATGAGTTCGCGCATCTTATCAGCTCACAGGAAGGCGTAGTCTGTGACTTCCACGGGGCACAAGACACCACACAGTTAGACAATCCAGAACCGTTCGCTAACCGGTTCGCTGAGCGAATACTCTCTGGAATCCAGTGACCGGATCGCAAGGTAACCCGATTGCCTTCAAGCACTTCTTAATCACCTCTCTACGATTGCGGAATGCCTTTCCCCTTCCCCATCGTTTCTGCTTCTCAGTAGGTTCACAATGCTTATCAGCAAACTCCCTCATGGCTCCGTATAGACCATTCGAGAAATGAAACACTCCGGAACCCTGAGTGAAACCAACACTCTCATAAAGTAACCGACCTCTGAAACGTAGCCGGTTGTAGATCGAAGACCTGCCTAGCGCTGAAAATGTTGTGATCATCGCTAGACAGCCATCATGAGCCCTATCCCTGATAACCGAGCGACTACCCTCGTACTTTCTACGAAAGGTTTCTCTAACCGTGTCGCTAGTAGCTAGCATCGCTACTAGTTTTCCGCACAGAAGGAAAGAATATGGTGGGACCGCTCCCAGTACGAAAGCTTCCATTACGTTCCCAAGGCGTTTCTTTCGTTCATCAGGCGTCCAGCCAATCCACTTATCACGCGGCCCTAGACTATAGACGGGATCTCCCAAGCCAATCAGACCTACTAGCTTCCCATTGCTTTCATCTACTACCAGGAAGCGCAGGCGCCTTCCATAGCCTGCCGAAACAGGAACACTCCAATGTAAAACCGCATACCGGAAAAGAAGCTCATCCTCAGTTTCAGGCTTAACTTCAACTAATCTAGGCGACATGCGCAAAGGATCAACCTCGTGCCCTGATGCAATCCGTCTTATCAGGTCTTTCTCTACTCGAAATAGACCGTCTTTAGCACACTCTATGCGATACCTTACTGCTGGCTCATTGAGCTGACGAATCCTCTCCTTCGTAAGCTCAGTAGGTGGCAGGATAGCTCCATCACGAATACTGAACCCTTGATCGGCAAGACATCGTATAACCTTCTCACGAAGATCAGCGGCATCATCCATGATCAGGTTCATCCCAGCTTCTGTAATAATATAATCGCGTCATACTGCTACCCATCATCCATAATGTCAAGATTAAACCTGTCCGTTTACTTTCAAAAGACAATTGAATTAGGAAAACCATAAGGGTAGTTTCTCTAGTCTTATGACACAGAGCACAAGGGGAAAAGACTCAGCGTCAATCATAGCGGGTCCTTCCAGATGGCTGAGGTCGCGGGTGACGGCGGCCGCGGGCTCGCGCTAGTGATGAAAAAAAATTTTTCGCGTTTCGTTTCGCTTGGAGTGTTCAGCTAAATGCGCATTTTGACTAGTCCTGATGCGGGTTTTGCGCATTTTCGGTATCATCGTAGTGTACATCAGAAAACGAAATGACCTTCTCCCGCTCCTGCGGGATCAGTGCGAAGGGGTGACCGGTGAAGGTACAGTGGGTAGAAATAGAGCGACTAAAGCCCTACGAGAATAATCCACGCAAGCGCAGTGAGGAAGCGGTCAAGAAGATCGCTGAATCCATCACGGCATTCGGATGGCAGCAACCGATCGTGGTGGATAAGGACTACGTAATCATCATCGGCCATGGGCGGCTGGAAGCGGCGAAGCTAATTGAATTGGACAAGGTACCGGTTGTTGTTGCTGGGAACCTACCGCCGGAAAAGGTCAAGGCGTTGCGGCTGGCCGACAATAGAACGAACCGTGAAAGCGATTGGGAAATAAGGCTACTCATGCAGGAGATAGAGGAACTGAAAGACATAGACATAGCGCTTGTCACACAAGCAGGCTTCACCGAAGACGATCTGAAGCGCATCGCGGATGATCTGGATGAAACTACACTAAAGACAATCGCTGGCTCTAGTACTGTAGAAGATGACTTGCCTACGGAAATACTAGAGCCACACAGTGATGGCCAAGGTGATGAACTAGTGGCCTTCACAGAAGTAATGACTGCGGATCAGAGGAAAATAGTCAATGCTGCGATACTTTCCGCGAAGCAGCAGTGGGGATTGGAACGGCGCGGTGACGCGTTGTTCCATATTTGTGAATTCTACCTGGAGGAAAAAGATGAAAAGCTTTAGTCACTTCAATTGGCAGCACGGAAAAATCGCCGATCTAGATCGGCAATTTACCAGCTACTTGAGTGCGTTTTTGCCTGACCAGAGGCTATTGGTCGAAGATGACACGGGCACGCACTTCGGATACGTCCACGAAGGCCATCCGATCCTACAAAAAGAAGGCCGCATCTTCAATCTGTATCCTGGTATGTACTTCAGCGTGCCCGGCGCGTTCCGGCTGCTGGGCAGCGGCAAGGGTATCGTCATGACACGAGAGAACTATAATGGTTTCTTCTACATCGGCGGGCCTGCCGAGCGTACCGGACGGCTGAAATACATTGACGGCTGTACTGACAGCCTGCTGATTCCGCCTGTACGCCTGGGTGACCCGTGTCTAAACCTGCTCTACTTTCCTGCCGGAATTGACCAGACACAGCACACCCATCCGAGTGACCGCATAGGGATGATCCTGAGCGGGCGCGGCCAGTGCGTCACACCGGACGGCATGATAGAACTAGTAGAGGGCATGATCTTCTGCATCCATACGGGCGGACTACACAGTTTCCGCACGCCCTACGGAGAAGACATGCGTGTGCTCGCCTATCACCCAGACAGCGACTTCGGGCCGACCGACGAGAAGCACCCGATGATCAACCGCACTATCGTCAATGGCGTGAGCGCGTCTGAGATCGAGGAAATCCGTACCAAGTAGATTGCGATGAAAATCCGAAAGAAGCAATATATCGAGGAAGATGTCTATACGGCGGCGCTGAACCGTATCAGAGAATGCTACGATCGGTTCGATAAAGTCGCCGTCAGTTTCAGCGGTGGGAAGGACTCTACCGTCTGCCTCAACCTAGCCTTACAAGTAGCGCATGAGAAGGGAAAGCTGCCGCTCGATGTGTACTTCTGGGATGAAGAAGTGATTCACCCAGAAACGATTGAATACGTAGATCGTGTAAGGCAGCGTCCTGACGTGCGACTGAAATGGTTCTGCATCCCGGTGATGCACAGGAATGCTTGCAGCCGCAAACAGCCCTACTGGTATCCGTGGAATCCAGCAGAGAAGCACCTCTGGGTGCGACCGATGCCGGAATGGGCTATCACTGAACTGCGCGGTTTTAAGATGGGCATGAGCATACCTGAGATCGCTCATCTGGTCTATGGCAAGGAGCACGGAACGGTAGCTCACATCATAGGTCTCCGCGCGGATGAATCTTTGCGGCGCTATCGCCTGGTTGCGATGAAGCTGCGTGACAACTGGGTACACAACCTATATGGCGGATATAGCTTCTCAGCTAAACCGATCTATGACTGGACAGCGTTCGATGTCTGGGTCGCACCGCGCAAGTTCGGATGGGACTATAATCGAACCTATGACATCATGTGGAAAGCAGGGCAGCCACTTAATGAACAACGTGTCTGCCCACCTTATGGTGAAGAACCACTAGGCGGGCTCTGGATTTACGCGCAGTGCTGGCCTGACCTGTGGCACAAGATGCTCCGGCGCGTCCATGGCGTAGCGACGGCCTGGCGGTATGCACGGACGGAGCTATATGGCTTCGGCAAGCTGGAAAAACCGCAGGGAGTGACTTGGCGTGAGTGGACATATCGCCTTCTGGATCGCTATCCAGATGAGCTAAAGGCTAGGATTGCAGCTAACCTAGCCTCACTGCTACAGATTCATAAGAATAAGACCAACAGGCCTGTGCAGGAAGAAGAACCAGACCCGTTGACGGGTCTTAGCTGGAAATTCCTAGCTATGGTCGTAACCCGTGCCGATCTGAAGGGCCGCCGCAGCGGTACGGTTATCCATCATGCGACAATCGTCAGAAACAAGCTAGGTATCAAGATGGAAGATGTCATGGAGAAAGACCTAGGAACGAGGTATTGATGCCGCGAAAGAAAAACAGGAAAAGTGAGAAACAGCATCAGAAAGATATTATTGAGCCGCGCGACCTTTCCAAAGAACCTATATCATCCGTCGAGTGGGTGCATCGCGACCTGCTAAAGCCGAACCACTACAACCCGAACCACGTCGCGCCGCCGGAGTTGGAGTTGCTGATCGTCAGCATCCTGGAAGACGGCTTCACGCAGCCCATCGTCGTGCTGCCCGACTATACCATCGTGGACGGATTCCACCGCTATTTGGTAAGCGGCGATAAGCGCCTGATGCAGCGCTATGGCGGGATGGTACCCGTGGTCAAAGTAGCACTCGATCCGGTACACCGGATGATGAGCACGATCCGCCATAACCGCGCGCGAGGCACGCACGCCGTCCTGCAGATGGCCGAGATCGTCCGCACGATGGTCGCCGAGGGTGTCGAGAAAGCCGACATCATGAGGCGGCTAGGCATGGAAGATGAAGAAGTAGAGCGACTAGAGGATCGCGCAGGAATGCCAGAGCAGGTAGGCCGCGAGCGTATAGAATTCGGAAAAGCTTGGGTACCCCAGGGATGATGCATGCCACTAGTAGGAGTCGACAAGGTTGCGCGAGCGCTGAATATAAGCCCTCGCCGAGTACAGCAGTTAGTCGCCGAGGGCATGCCTCGAGCGGGGAAGGGGAAGTACGACGTCGGTCTATGCCTGATGTGGTACGTCCGCTACCTACAGAAGGCCCTGGAGCGCCGAGAGATTCCGCAGGATGCAATCGGCGCGTCGCTGCGCCAAGAGCGGCAGCGGCTGATCAAAGCCCAAGCGGATAGGGAAGAACTGGAACTCAGTGCGAGGCGCGGTGAGCTGATTCCTGTAGATGTTTATGAGAAGGAATTAGGTGAAATCTTTACAGTATTGCGCCAGCGGTTACTAACGCTGCCTGCGCGACTCGCGCCGCATCTAGAAGGTGAGAATCGCATAGTCGTTAAAACGCGGCTCGATAATGCGATACGCGAGGCTTTGAACGCTTTGTCCAATGAGTTTGCAAATGGCAACGCTGACCATACCGGAGCCTCTGGCACGGATTCGCGAGGCCAGGGGCAGACTAGCACAGCAATTGCTAGCACCGCCGCCGACGCTGAAGGTCAGCGAGTGGGCCGAGCGTAATCGCATCCTTCCTAAAGGCACCAGCGCCCGCCCTGGGCAGTGGGTAACCGAGTCCTTCCAGCGTGAGATGATGGACGCCATCCTCAACCCCGAGGTGCGCGAGATCATCTGTATGAAAAGCACCCAGGTAGGTTGGAGTGATGGCGTGCTGAACAACATCATAGGCTATTTCATAGACACCGACCCCAAGCCCATCATGCTGGTACAGCCCACCGACCATACCGCGAAGGAGTACAGCCGCAAGCGCATCGCGCCGATGATTGCTGCGTGTCCGGCGTTGAAGGTAAAAGTACGCGAAGCTACGTCACGGCGGCCCGGAAATTCCATGCTACTGAAGGAATTCGATGGCGGCTTCCTGAAGATTACCGGCGCGAACTCAGGCGCGGGTCTGCGCTCCGACCCTATCGCTATCCTGCTACTCGATGAAGTGGATGGCTATCCAGACGATGTAGATGGCGAAGGTGATCCGGTAGAGATAGCTACGAGGCGCACAGATACGTTCGACGATGCAAAGATACTCAAGGGCAGTACGCCTGGCAAGCCCAAGGGTATCTCGCGTATCGAAGCTGACTATGAGCGCAGCAACCAGATGCGCTACTACGTGCCCTGCCCGTTCTGTGGCTATATGCAGGTGCTCTGCTGGCGTGACGAAAACGGCGTGCATCGCCTAGTGTGGGAGAAGGACTCGAACGGGAACCCCATACCGGAGACGGTGCGTTATCTTTGCGTACGTTGCGGCATGGGTATAGATGAAAAGTTTAAACAGCGTATGCTCATGGGCGGTGAGTGGAGAGCAAAGTTTCCAGAGCGCACCAAAGTAGTCGGTTTTCATATCAATGCGCTCTACAGCCCTTGGCGGCTGATCTGGCACGAGCTCGCCCAGGAGTGGACAGAGGCCCAGGAAAATCCGGAAAAACTGAAGTCATTCGTGAACCTGCGCCTAGGCGAGACGTGGGATGAAGGCGGTGAGAGTTTCGGAGCGCATGTACTAGCAGCAAGGCGAGAGAAGTACGCTACTCCGGTGCCTGAAGGCGTCTGTGTGCTGGTCGCGGCAGCGGACGTTCAGCACAACCGCATCGAGGCGCAGATCATGGGCTTCGGGCCTGGTGAAGAATCCTGGCTGATTGCCCATGAGGTGTTCTGGGGTGATCCAGGCGTAGATGTTGACCCAGAGACGGCCGTAGATGTCTGGGAGCAGCTAGACCAATTCCTGCTGAAGCAGTGGCCGCATCCGAAGGGAGCCGTGCTGACGCCTGCGATCACGCTTGTAGATGCCGGTGCGCATGCCGACAGCGTCTATGACTACGTCTTGCCGCGCCAGTACACTCGCCGTCGCATTTTCGCTTGCAAAGGCGTGGACTACCTGAGCAAGCCGGGCCTGGTGCAGGAAGGCTCGACCAAGCGCAGCAACATTCGCCTGTTCGCCGTGGCGACCTACGCCGCAAAAGACCGCATTTTTGCTCGGATGAAGATTCCCCGGCCCGGCCCCGGCTACATGCACCTGCCAGACTGGGTGACGGATGAATACTTGGAGCAATTGACAGGAGAGAAGAAGATCACCGTGCGCGACAAGCGTACGCGCACCAAGAAGGTGCTCTACGTCAAGACCTACACCCGCAACGAAGCCCTAGACCTGACCGTGTACTGCCACGCTGGCCTGTTCGCCCTGCAAAACATCATCGCCCCAGCCATCTACCGCGACCTGGGCAAGCTAGCAGAAGTCGTGCGGCAGGGCCTATCACCCGAGATGCTGGCCGCTAAGGTGCGCCGTGTGCGGAGTGCAGGCCTAGCCTAGCTGATTGATCTGGCTCCCGAGCGTCTTCGTGCTTCACGGTGTGAACAGCATGCATAGGTCAGCGGGCAATTGACACTCTGCTAGGCCAGAGTCTAAGATTCAGTCGAACCCTACTCGTTTGAGAGCAAGGTCAAAGGTCTGACGTGGTCGAAAGCCCTACTAGTCAAGGAGGGTTGAAGGAACATTTGGAGCATCTTCGAACGGTGCACTTCACTTTGGTCCTTGTCTCGGCGGCTCTCATTATCCTGGCCAGCAAGCCTGTGCCAAGTCATATCGCCAATGCTCATCAGCAGATCAAAGACATCATAACGGTTGCTAAGCTTGATTACGAATGGCTACCGAAATATGCGGAAAGTGTGGTCGCGAACAGCCTATATAAAGACAGTTATGCTCAAAGGTTCCCCAACTCGCCGCTAGTAGTCGAAGTGCAGTGCGGCGAACGGGAGAAAGATCTTCTAGTCCTCGAATTTCTAGAACCAAACTGGACCATACTGGACGACCGGCGCCCACTTCCCCTTCTGTACCCCATTTGGCCCCTTGATCGTAGAATCGTCGTCCCAACCAGAAAAGCAATGTGGCTCAGAAGTCCCCAGACTCTGCAGGACTTTCGAGAACTCTGGAATTCTCTTGATGGCTTACGGTTCATCTATGTTCCCATATCTCTCGAACCCAGCATCTACTTTTATGGTGAGGTTAATAGACGTTGTTCGTGGCAAAGGGCCAAAGAACGAACCGCGCCAAAATCCGTGACACTGCATCTGGAAATGTTGCATCCCCAAGACCGAGAACATTTCGAACTTTCCGGCTCTTGCGAGTCTCCGCTGGCGTACGTTGAAATATATTCTGATGGCATTTTAACACCGGACGATGTCGAAATACATTATCCCACCATTATAATACCGGTCGAAGAATGTCACACAATTCCCCTGTACGCTCAGATGCCTCTTGTCTCGCTCTTTCCCGACCGCTGGCGGCCTGGGAGCTTTGAATTCGTTTTTGAAGAACTGAACACGGTAGCGGCTGAACTCCCCTATCCAGACGCCACGCTAGAAGAACTGGAAAAGCTCCTCGGTTTTCAGAAAAAACAAGTCGGGGAAGAGGCATTTGAATTAATGGGCCTAAAGTTTCCAGCTGGAGCCACGGCGACCTGGGGGGTTATGGTTTTGCTGGTCGTCCAGCTCTACTTTTGGTTGCACCTAGAGGAGTTTCGGCGGAAGCACACAGGTTCCATCCCTGCCGACGTTGCATGGATCGCTGTTTATCCATCGCGTGTGGCTCGGTACGTGTTCGGAGCTTCAGCCTTTCTTATGCCTGTCACTGCGGTCGCTGTCTTACAGTTGCACGTAGTAAGGACCGAATCGCTGCTCTCTTGGCAAACGCTGTGGGCGAGCCTGAGTTTGGTTCTTGCTGTGTGGTTATCGCTTCTGGGCCGAAAATCCCAGCCGCTCCCGCCCCCGTCACCGACTTTCGCTAGTCTCATGTGGGAACGCTGGCAGAGGTTCACGCAAAAGCGTCACTGATAGCAGACGGACATAAATTCCCTCGGTGTTCACTTTAGCGCGACAATTGACTCACACCTAGAGGTGTTTCATACTCCGGCGCGTCATGGCCGGACTGACGCTCGCGCAAGCCGAGCAGCACCTGAACGAGTGGCTGACCGCTGACTCAGCGGTTGCGAAGGGGCAGGCGTACTCGCTCGG